GTGTATCTGTTATCATAAAAACTCTCATCTGCACAGTTTATTTTTAATTATAGTTGGTCATTTTACTATAGTTTAGAAAAAAATCACTTTTTATAACTAATATATACACTAAGAACTAATAAATTATATAGAGACAAAAAATAATATAATATATAAGTTATAATTTGTCAGACAAATTAAATAAAAAATAATATAAAAAGATGGCATTACCACATTTTACACAGGTAAAAGGAGGAGGCTCACCAGGTGGTCCAGGTACACTTCCAGATGAAGTAGTATACCTAAACCTATTTGAGATTACTTTTATCTTACCAGTAATATTAACAGCTCAAGGAAGAGACCCAATTTTATTGTTACAAAATGCAACTAAAATTGATATGAACTTAACTGAATTCGATGTTGCTGCAAAAACACAAAGATTCAAATATTCAACTAGAATGTTTATGGCATCACCTACTAAAACAGATGGTACTCTATCTATTCCAATTCAGGTGAATGTTAACCAAAATGGTTCTCTGGAAACTTGGAATACAATGAAAGCATGGTACGATTTAGTATTTAACTCTCAAAATGGTGGTCTTCACTATAAGAGTGATATTATTGGTACTATCATTGTTAATCAACACGATAAAAAAGGTGTTGTATTAAGACGTGTTACTTTCCAAAACGTACAAATTACAAAATTAGCTGGTTACTCACTTGACTGGTCATCAAACAACATCATTGAATCTTCTCAAGCCGATTTCGTTTATGATTACTTCATTGATGAGTATATCGACCAAAACTTTGGTATTAATCCACCATTAGTAGACGGATATTAATATTTAACAATATAATTAAAAACTCACCAATGGTGGGTTTTTTTATTTTAAACTAGGAAGCATAAAAAAACCAGTATAAATACTGGTTTTAATTTTTTACATACTTGGCATATTAAAATTTCCCATATTACCCATATTTGACGCATTTTTCATCATCGAGTTGGTATCTGGCATACCTTTTTGTTGTGATTCTTCATCTTTCTTTCTATTCGATTCCTCTTCTTCCATAATTTCGTTAACTAACTTAACATTTTCTTCCAACATCCAGAATGGCCAATTATCCATAGCCCACTCTTGTGTGTGGAAATGTTTTTGTAATAGTAACTTATTCTTTAATATATGCTTCAAAGGCATCATGAATAACGAAAATACCTGACGCTCCGTTGGGAAATTGCATGTCTGTGTGGACCTCCTCACCACACTCACAATTCTTTTTTAATTCTTTAATACCAAAAGTCATCTTACTAACAGCGGCGTTTAAGAACTGGAAAGAGATATCATCCATATCTTCAAATTCTATTAACTTAGATTTGATACCATCATAAGTAATAGCCGATCTACCAGCCAACATAAATGGAATAATTTTCAAGAATGATAAGTTAGGAGTTCTTTTTTCATTATTTTCTTTAACAATATAATCTGTGAAAGCTTTTTGTAATCCAATATTTGGTGGAGTTAGTTCAAAAGTTTTACCATTAACTGTCTTAAAGTTATATGTTCTTGTAGAATGATTAAAGAATTTATCTAATTTTTCATCAATTTCGTGAAAAGAAAATGTTTCTCTTTTTAACTCTACAGAAATCTCTGTTGAACAGCTAGGACATTTAGTTGTAACTGCTAATGAAGTTCCTTGTTGAAATGTTAACTCTCTAATTAAGAAAACTAAAAATAATCTATCTTGGTCTTTAATCTCTAAAAAAGATCCTAATTTACCATCAGGATATTTAATTCTAACACAAGACTTCAAAATGTCATTCATTTTTTCAATAATATCATAGAAGTTTTCATCATCAACCATTGAGTAAGCTTGAATTTCTTTAACTTGAGCTGGTCTAATCATGAATAATGTACCAGTTGGGTAAAATTGACCACAAGGTAATTCTCTAATATCAAAATTAAAGAAATTTAAATCATTTGTTCGTGTGTTATCAACAACAGGTTCCACAAAAGGGATATCTGAGTTGAGAGCTTGTTGTTTACCAGTTTCTAAATCAGAAAGGTGTCTTTTTAAGTAGTCTTCTTCTGACATTTCCTGTTTATCGTTGTTATCTGACATATTTGTTTATATTATTTTTTTTATATATTAGTTATATTATTTCCTCTATTATATTAAGTAATAACAAATAAGTTTATTTAAAATAAAAAAATCCCTCATTTCTGAGGGATTTTCATTGATTTTTATTTAATTCTTATGAGTTGATGAATCCACCTGCACTGATTGCTCCAGTTCTCAAGATTGTAATGTTATTCACAATAACACCCATACCCTTGATTGGTTCAACATATGTATCAAGAACACCGATTTGGTTGTCAATGATTTCAGCTGTGTTGTTTTCATCATCCATTTTATTAAAGTAGTTGTATAAACCATTCTTACTTACATAAGTTTCACAGATAACGTCTGCTCTAAGTTTAATTTCTGCTCTAATATCAGGAGTGTTAAATTTCCATTGGAAGTCTAACAACATTCTTGATAATTCTCTTTCAAGTTCAATCAATACCTCTCTAACGTGAATGTAAGAAAGTGCTGATTTATAAAGAGTTTGTCCTGTATTCTCAGTTTCAATAACGAATCCTCTATTTCTCTTGAACACTAATGGATTCATTTGAGCTTGATTCAAGAATTCGATATCACTTGGAGTGAAGTCCATTTCAAGACTGTTGATATTTGTAATTCTACCATTAGTAACACCAGCAGCGATAGTCCAAGGAGTAACACTACCAACATTAGAAATGTGTTTTCTCATATAAGTTGTAGCTACATAAGATGCTGGTGGGAAGTCAATTGGTCTACCATTATCATTCACAACAACATAAGGTGTAAAGTAACCTACACAAGTTGTACCAGCACCATCACCAAATGAGTAAAGGAATGCTGGGTTACTTTCAGGGTCACCACCTTTAGCAACATACTCAGCTTGTAAAACACCTTCAGCATTAACGAATGTCGGTGATGAAGAGTTCTTAAAGCTTCTTAACGAAGGCATATTTAAGAATCCAAATGCATCTAATCTATCTCCACAAATATCAAGTAATTGTTGTTTAGATCTTTCTGTTAATCCTAATCCAAAAGAGTCAATTAAATATCTGAAATCAATTGATTCTTTATTTGTTAACGCTTTGAACAATGGTGTTCCTTTTGCGACCAAATTAAGAACTTGATTTTGTTTAGCCTCAGTACCATCTGGCATCGAAGCTTGTCTAATTCTAAATCCTTTAAGAGATATAGCCTTATATGTAGTAGCGTATTGGTCAATTGTTACAAATCTTGTAGTTTGTAAGTCAGTACCAAATAATGTAGTAGCAATTCTAGCATCACAAGTAACCTCTGTTAATGATGTATCACCAGCATATTGTCTTTTACTTAAAATTCTTGTCATTTTTCTTGGATATTCACCAGTCTGTAATAACGTAGTATCAACATAAGCTTCTAAGAAATCACCAACTTTAAGTTCAGTGTATCTAGCTCCATCAATTAATATCTTATTAGGAACTTGAACATATCCTGAAGGAGTTTCAATTTCAATTGTTTGAGTATAGTTAGACTTTTCTGATTGAATATAGAAAGTATTATTAGCTAAAACATTTACATCTACATCAGATTCTAACAACACATCTTGGAAGTCAACATTTAATAATGAGTCATTATCAAGATATATTTTTAGATAATGTTTAGTAAGATAATCATATACTAATGAAGTCTCAAACTCTTCAAAAACAACCTCCTCATTTACTTGATAAGCGAAGAAGAATTGAGTTGCGGTATTGACAAATCCCAATTTCAAAGCTAAGGCATCCGGACCATCAAGTGGAACAACTGAGTTAGAAACGATTGTAAATGTACCTTTATTACTCTCAGAAGTTGGGAATAATAATTGTTCAAAAACTTGAAGATCAATTTCATCATCAAATACGGAAGAACTTGAATCAAATACTATGTAGTTGTAACCAGCGTAAGAAGATGTATTACCAACGTTAGAACCTGTTGCAACAGCCTCACCATCTATAAAGGTAACACCAACTGAGTAACCAAGTATTGCATTATCAGCACCACTCGAATCAAGCCATAGTCTATTATCATAGAAAAAGTCTTTTGTATTAATTATACCATCATAGTATTTAGTATAGAAGTTAGAATACTTAGCAGCAACTCCATATGAAGTAGAAGAAGCAACTGTATTTTTAGTAACAACTCCTTCTTGACCAAGTAAAAACTCATTATCTTCTGTATAAAGTGTGAAGAAACCTTGTTTAACATAAGCAAGTTGAGCAGATGTTAGATTTGTATTTAAGTTAAATGACTTATTCTGAGTTGTTGAAGTAACTATATCAGATATAGTAACATTCTCAAAACTATATTTTTCATAACTTGTAGGATTTATCAACATTGTTATTTTATTCTTATTAGCCCCATCAATTAGATCAACTAATCTATTGAACATTTTGAATCTTCTCCATTGTGCATAGTTTTTAACAGATGGAGTCTCACTTGTACCAATAAACTCAACTTTAATAACACCAGTTGATGGTTCAGTAATGTAATAATCACCACTTGTAGATGCAGTACCGAATTTAAAGTCGATATAACCAGCAGTACCAACAGTAATATTATTACTTGTTGATGATGATGTATTTACAAAATAACCACCATTAACATCAACATCAACATAACCAAGAACTATATCACTTGTTCCAACAGTTGGATAAACATCAGCAGTTGTAGTTTTAACTAGTGAAATCTCACCAGTTGAACCAACGGTAAATGCTGCCGTATAAGAAGCTGTTGATGTAGTAGCTGTATAATCACTTGAACTTAATGTAAGTGTAGCAGTAGCTGAAATTGGAACATAAGTGTCACCAATAACTGTGTAAGCTCCAGCAGCTACATTATAAGTAAATGCAATAGATGATGTAGCGGATGAAGTACCGACTGAAACTGTACCAAATGTAGGAGTAACAGATGACAAATTAACACCATAAACAACACCTTCAGAGAACCAAGAAGTTCTTTTATTTTCATTTACAACTATACCAGATGTTGTAGACCCAGTATTTAGAATACTTGGACCACCAGTGAAAGCGTGTGCAAATTGACCATAGAAATAATCACCAAGTAAATGATTATTTGAAACTGAATAAGTACTACTTAATAAAGAGGTAACGTTACCTGGTAAGTCAAGTGGTGTATTTGTAATTTCTATTGACTCAGCAATTGTTTCTTTATAAGAAAGGAAATCAATTGATGTTTCACCTTTACCAACTAAAGTATTACCCAACAAGTCTAATAAACCTGTGTAGTAATCTTTCTCAACTAAATCTGAATTGAATGCACAGAATAAACCAGTTGAGTCAGTGTCTCTATTTATAGTTGTTTCAATGAATATATTTCTACCATTTAAATCTCTAAAGTAAGGAATTAAAGATAACCCCTCATAATAAGATAATAATGTAACATTTCTGTCATTGGCAAAATTTCTAATTTGTCCTTTAACCAAACCTGATGCGTTAAAGTAAGCACTCCATCTTGAATCAACTGCCAAGTTTTGGTAGTTTGACCAATCTCCACCAACCACAACAACATCAACTAAATAGTCAGATGCGTAATCGTTAGCATTTACATAAGGAGGCATTTTTTCAACAGAACCATACCATTCAAGTAATGTTCTATCAAATCCAGTTACTTGTGACTTAACAACAAATACAGTTACATATCTATCAGATAAGTTTGTTATACTAAATGCTCTTTCATTGTATCCAATGTTAGATTTAGTTAAGTTAATGAAAGATTCTGTGTCTCTTTTCCAGAAACCAGTAGTATCAAAGAATCTTCTGTAAGACCCTTCTCTTTCTATATCATTCATAGAACCAGCAGATGATGATAAAGACTGATACTCTATTGTATCAAGTGCATCATCAGTAACCAATAGATTCAATGCGAACACTGGAGCGGTTTCTAACATTTTAGAAACAGTTCTGTGGAAGAAAGAACCTTTTCTCTCTAGACCTCTGTCTAGTTGACCGAATATTGATTCAAGTTCACCAACAGTTGAAACTCTAATTGGTGTATTAACAGGTCCTTTTTTAGAAACACCTATAACAAGGTTTGTGATACCTTCAACTACAGGGCTGCTGATTATTGACTTGTCAAATTCTTCTATGAAGATTCCTGGTCTTTTGTATTTTCCAATTTGAATTGCCATATTATTATCTTAATTTTTTAATTTTAGTATATATATAAAAAGCCAAAAACGATATTTTTTCTATTTTTGATCAGAATCGCTGATTTTTTTAATATATTCGTTCATGTCAGTTTTTATTTTTTCCATTTTTGTGACATGTTCCTTCTGTTTAGTATTTATATCAGTCATTATCTTAGTAATCTTAGCTGAGTTTTCACCCATTCGATTATTAATATCTTGAATTTTAGTATTAACAGAGAGTTTTGTACTAGGTTCCGTAGATAAACTTAACTCTTTTTGAAAGTCATCTAACTTAACTTTATCTTCTGCTTTAGCTGTTTGTAAGTCATCTACCTCTTTATGAAGTCTAGCGATTGTTAAATACTCAACTAAGAAAGGATTTCTATCTTCACCACTCTGAACATCTGTTTTACCTAAAATATTTTCAAGTTCAGACTCTATTACCTCATTAGTTTTCTTTTTTTCAGTTTTAACATAAACTTTGTCAATAAGAGGTTTCTTTTGAGTATATTCTTTGAATTGATCTTGAATAGTGTTCATCTTTTCTTTAGCCATCTTAACATCAGGTTGATCTGTTGGACTAACATCAAAAGATTCTTTAAATTTCTTATATTTTACTAAATGTATCATCCGATTTTAACATTAGCTATTTCTTTCATATTAGCGATATCATCATATCCACCATATTTAGATACAACAGTTTTAA